CTATTTAAATGTCCCCCATGGATCGTTACCTTGACGACAAACTAAGAAGCCGTATTCTCCGTTAGCTCTTGGCTGTCTAATCCAGACATAGCCACCATGACGACTGTAAGCATCATACTTAACGCAATCGCCTTTGGTTACTGTACCAATAATATCGCTGGTAGTTCTAGCGCCGTATCTGATGTTGATAGTACCGTTGGGATAGAACTTACCTTCTTCCTTGTACCAAGTATCACCAATATCATCAACCCAAGATTGCGGTGTTGATTGCTTAATAGTTGGTTTAGATGGTTGGTCTACTGGCTTACCGTCAGTCTTAAGATCAACCAAGCTGATGTTACCGTCAACGTTTAATCCGCGCCAGTTATCGGTAAATTGCCAGATTACTACCCCGTTCATTGAGGGAAAGTAACCGAAGTTTGCCTCACTTGTTGCACCAGATACAGGATAAGACGCTACCCATAAGCAATTTGGATATTTTGCTAATACCTTACCAGTATCAATCTTAGACTTAAGTAATGCAGCACCTGAGTACAACAATGGTTGGTAACCAGCACTTACGATCGTATCTAAGAAAGCTAGGATTGCAGTAGTATTAGCACCAGCATCTCCACCAGTTTCATTACCACTACCTTGTTCATAATCTAATGCTAAGTAAGAACCTACATTAAGTCCAGCTGCTTTAGCTGAGTTAACTGCATAATTACCTTCCTGAACGGCTACGTTACTATTGCTACTAAATCTTCCATAGTGATAAGCCATTGGCAATATACCATTAGTTTTTGCGGTAGATACTTGACTACCAGCTTTAGGGTTACGATAGTCTAAGCCTTCCGATACTTTGACAATTGCAAACTTAGCACCAGAATAATTAGCTGCATTATTATCTTGATAGCTAGATACATCTACACCATAACTTCTTTTTACAACTTTCATAGTTACCTCCTACTTCTTAACTTCCTTTAACTCGCCAACAATGGTCGTCTTAGGCTTATCCACTGTATCTGCAATTGATTGTGCTTGTTTCATAGCAGTCACAGCCTTTTCAGCTAGCCCCTTTAAGAAGCTTGTTGGTAGACTTGGCAAGTGAGCCATAGTTAAAAGAATATTGAGAGTATTGATTACGAATTCTAACTTATCTTCGCCACTCCCTCCCCTCTTCTCGGCCTGATAGACAAGGGGAGTTACAGAACGAGCTGCAAGTTGCTCAGACTTAGCAAGTAAGTCACCCTGTGCTGCTTTTCTATCAATCTCAATTTTGTGCTTACTATAAATAGAAGCAATAAAAACCGCTGCAACTGATAAAACGACAATTGCTGTTTCTAATAATTGGTTGAAATTCATTATTTAGTCTCCTTTAAATCCTTAATGCGTAGCTTTAAGACTTTTGCATACTTACCCATTGCTTGCTTTTGTTCTTGTAATAGTGACAATTGGTTAGCTGACAAGGTCTTTTTGTTTTGCTTTGATAAAAATTTGGATAACTTATTACGCTTGGTATTTAACTCTTTCAATTCTTTTTCTAGCTTCTTAATCATGTTTGTCCTCCTTAAGTTTCTTCTGTAACTTCTTAATTTTATTTTGAATATCGTCAACACTCATATCTGACTTGTCTGGTGGAGCGTTGTGCTTGGTTTTTGCGATGATCTGATAAAAGGCAGATATCGAACCAATTAAGGCTGAGATCGCCAGTAACAGATTGCTTAAGTCTTGCAAGCGCCCCACCTCCTATAAGTAATGAGCCACTAATAGAACTAAGCTAAACAAAATTAACTCTCCAATAACATTAAGCCCCATAACCCAGTAACTAGACATGACTACATGAAGCAGTGACAAGGTAGCCATTGATAGGCTTATAGCGCCAGAGCAAACTAGTAGAATTGCTATAATCTTGCGGTTCCTTAAACCAAAAATTGTGCATAAAAAAAGCACTAGCCCAACTAGTACTATAAAAGTGTCAATTCGAATGTCGTTCTCAACATTTGACCAGTCTGGTGGCCAAAAGAAGTAATGCTGATCGCTATATAGAAATAGCCCAATTCCAGTAATCCAAAGCGAAATCAAAGCTTGTAAAATTGTCAAAACTAACTTAAGTGGATCGGATCTGATTTTTTGATAATTCTTTAGCATTTTTATCACCTTTAATAGCCGCCCTTGCGTACTGTTTATTTCTTAGGCGACTAAGATTTATTTAAGCTAATTCGTTCTTAATGTATAAAGCAATTGCAGAAACTGAAGTTGTTGAACTTGTAAGAATACTTCCAATTGCTAAAATTTGAAAATTACTATTAAGATTTGTTAAGAGATGTTTCATTATAATCTTCACCTGTGATTTCTTTATAGCCTTCTGGCGTTAGGGCATTTGTTTTAACGTAATCACGTAAAACTAAGTTAGATTCTTGTTTAGTCTTACCAAACCAACCCCATTCATACTGTTGCTTAAACATTTGAACCATTTCATTCTGTAAAGTATTTAGATTGTTTAAAATTGTATCAAACATCATTTTGCATCTCCTTGGTTAGTTCCAGTGGTATTTTTAGTTTGATATGCGTTAATTAAGGCGGAAACAGTGGTACTTAAAGTAGACATCATACGGGTACTCATTTGCACTGTTGTTTGAAGTTGTTTCATAGCTGTATCAGTCGTTTCATTGCTTTTCAAAGTGTCTTGATGAGCTTCTTGGAGCACACTAATGCTCTTTTGAGCATCTTCTAACTTTTCAACAACGGATGTTAAACGCTGTCCCAATGATTCTTCACTAGTCTCAATCCATTCTTGTTTCACCCAGTCATACTTTGGAGCTTTTAAGTTTGGATCTGGTGCAGCCACTACAATTGGATATTGATTTGATGTAATCTCGTCATCTGTCCTTAAAACTCTAAAAGGCACATCATCATTTGACCAATAATAAGTATGCATTACAACTTCCCTTTCTGGTTTAGTTGTAGTAGTCTCAGTATTTTCTACTGGTACAGCTGCTGAGTTTTGAGTTTCTTCTGTCATGTTAAATTCCTCCATAAAAAATCCCTAACTGTTTGGTTAAGGATTAAAAATATTAAATTTAAAGAGTCGTATTCGTGTAACCATGCCATTGACCCGACCCATTAAATAATTTACGGCCATAAAGGTCATCGCCTTCATATATTGTCTGATATTGAGTTTGACCGTCTAGATTAGTGACCTTCAAAAATATTGTGTGACGATAGTCTGCTTTGTATGGACCATTTTTGATAAGACAATTAACGAACTTTACAATCCCTGTTTCTTTATAATCATTGCAGTCTACGGTTTGATTACTGATAGTTCCTGATGGTCTCTCATAGTCAACGCGGTTTTGAAACATAGTTTGTTGCATGATAAAGCCTTGCAATCTATCAGATAGATCCGTAACTCTATTCATCATAGCAAATTGATCCCATTGTGGATATGAATTCCTTGTTTTGGAAACAAGTCTTACAAAACGTTCTGGTCCTTGGTCAATAGTCTGGTAAATGGTGTTGTCATCATATTTGATTACAGTTAAATAAAACGATTGGCTTGTAGTATCCGCCCATGGACCATTTGTAATAACACAATTACCAATTTTATAAATTCCTGTATCCAGATAAGGATCACTATTTAAATTGATAGTTGTGTTCAAAGCTTGACCTGTCGGATATCTATAATCCGTATGATTTTTGACATCTTTATGATCATTAGCTAAATCATTATATTGATCAAGAGTAACGACGTTATGGGACTTGATGTATTCCATAGTATTATTAACGAGATCATTTAGAGAAGCCTGACTGTTTTTGGTAATATTTGCTTGCTGTTGGACCATCTCAAGCGTTTTGCGGGCATTTTCTGTTTCGTCATTATAGCCTTTTTTAATTTCTTGAATCGCTTGTTCTCCCTCAACCTTATATTGATTCTTAAGGTTTTCTAGCTCGCCAACATAGTACTTAACCGTCTCGCCAACTCGCAGATCATTCCCTAATACCTCAAAAATAACGTTAACACTAGTAAGTATATTACCGTTGCCATCTTTTAACCCAAAGTGGCCTTTGAAGATACCTTCTTGCGGAAACATCTGATCTTCCAAGATGTAATCTACAAAACCACCATCGTGAGCATTATCAGTCGAGCCTTGCCATTCACGATAGCTAGCATCTGGAGCCATGATTACTTCGTCATTATCATCAGTACTAAATTTACCGATTGAACCCTTAATGAATGGGATAAACCCATGCACATTCATGACGCGCCCTTGATCATACCACTTAAATGGTAAAACCTTGCCATTATCTCCTACACGAGTTTTGAAAAAATTACTAATACGTACGCATTGATTACCTTCCTTAGCAATATCTGCTGGAAAGTAGTACGGTATGCCGCCATTATTAATTGAATTGAAATTATTCATTAATCTAAGTGCACCTCCTGTGCTCTCTTATCATGGTTATCTTGATATGTCGGATCATCAATAGGAATAGCACCATCACCAAAGACAGCCAAATTGAGCTGTGCTACTTGCTTCTCTAAAGCTTTAATTCGTTCTTCTTCTTGCTTCTCTAATTCAGCAAACTTTTTATTACCGGCTTCCCAGTTACGATCAAGATGCTCTCTATAGGTTGCGTCTTGTGTGGGTGAACCTTCTTTTTCAAAAACGTCAGCCATCTACTCACTTCCTTTTTTTAAAAAAACAGCCCGTTTTGGACTGTTCACACTACTTATTCGTATCATTTTCATCTTTTCCTTTATCAGCTGTATCTTTATCTTTTTGAGTATTTAAAATCTGTTGCAACTCTTGCTGGAGCTCTTGAATATTTTGCATATTCTGGCGTTGAATTTCTCCCCAGTTGGTTGTGAAAGTATCAAAGCCTGCATTAGCTTCATGGACTATTTCAGCTAAATTGCTCATTTTAAGACTCATGCTGGTATACCACTCACGATATTTATCTTGTTGGTTATGATGATAAGCTATGTAATCAATTAAATCAAAAGCTAAATTGCCAAAAGTAATTATATTACCTTTACTTGGATCTTGCGGATATGAAGTAATCGATTGAACTCTTGTTTCAACATCAATACCTTGCCTAGTTCGCAGATACCCATAGTCACCAATACTGACATCATGTAGATACTTGGCAAACTTCTTAAAGTTAGCACCATCAACTGTGTACTGAACCTTTGGGTAATCATGGACTAGATTTTTAACCTTATCGTCAAGCAGTTGCTGACTCATTACAAATGATTTTCCATCATCTGTAAAGTTTTCTGTATAAGGCGTGGCGTCAATAGTCGGCCAGTTTTTTTCTTTAACTAGCGGTGAAACATAGGTTGAGGTCAACGTTTTTACACTTGAACTATTTCCATTCTGCTTAGTTATGTTAATCGTGCCAGTAGCTCTAGTCGTTATTTCTGTGTCGTCTTCTTGAACTGATATTTTATTACAGTTTACATTATCGACAAACACAAACTTATCTTTACCACCAATCTCTTTTGCTAAATAGCAAGTTCTATTTTTCCAATAGTACTCAAAGCTATAGCCATTAGCTGCAGTCTGTAGCAACTCGTCAGCATATCCACCACCAAAGCCACCGTCAAACGTTTTTACAGAGTTTTGATTAATATCTTTATCAATTACCACATCAAAGCCAGACCCTTTAAAGAGAAAGCTTAAAGCTTCCTTTAACTTAACCGGCTTAGAAGTTGTTGAAGTATCAGTACTTCCACTGTTGTCTTTTGATGTAGTAATTTCAACGCCAATCTTATCTTTGATGTAGTGATAGTGGAACCTTTTGGCTATTTGTATTGCACTTACTGAGTACTGTATATAGTTGCCTATATCATCAGTATTGTAAGTCAGCAGTAAATAGTCTTCTCCACTTTCAGGAACGTTAATCACACTAAAAGGTGATAGAACATCACCATCTATCTTATTGGTATGCAGATTATAGAAATTGAAATTCAACGTGTCTAAGCTACCCAAGGTTGACGTTACTTGAACATCTTGTCCTTTAACGATTGCTACTTTACCAGCAACATTCTTAATTGATATCAAGTAATATCATCTCCTTAGTAATAAAATCGGGTGTTGAACCGAATTATATAGTCAGTAGCTCCATCAACACTTAAATTATTCCAGCCTTTAACGAAATCAAGATAAGCATGATTGGTCTTAGAATATTGTTCTGTGCCATTTACGGTGGGAACAATACCATCAATCACAATCGTGTCTTGTTTGCTGTAGCTCCCGTTTAGTTTAAAGACTTGGCTTGTGGTGCTATTAGTGATAGTCAAACCATCTTTAACGTTGCCGTTAAAAGTGATCTCTACGGGTAACTCGTCAGCTTTCAAATCGATGTTAGAAGCATTATAAACTCTGCAGGGACTTGAATTAAAAACATATTTCAGCTCCACGCCATGTGGAATATTAAGACCCAAGCCCCACTTACCACTCTCATAACTAAAATCACTATCTGCAGTAGTTGTTACTGTTTCAGCAAGTCCCAACGGACAGCTCAAATTAATGGTTGCTGTAGCTTGCCAGAAATTTTCTATTTGTGGGTATGAAATAGCCCCATCAACAACGCATTTCCAGCGTAAATAAGGAATACGGCTAGTGTAAACGTAAAAAGGTTCATCGCTGTTAAAGATACGCTTTAAGTCAAGCCTTTTAAGTTCTAAGTCAACTGTATCTTCTGCTTGGATCATTAACGTTAGAGGAATGGTCATTTTATCAATAACTGCATCTGTTAGTACTTGACCAATCTTACTTTGCTGAACATAGGTATGAGTGTAGTTAATACCTGGCGGTTCAAATGTAATGACTCTAAAGCCTAATTTATCAAGATCATACTCTGTTCCGTCTAATCTCTTAACAAATACACTAGACAACTGGTATAGCACCTCCCTGTTGCTTAATAGTGATGTCATGTGCTTGTAACATCTTAATAGTTGGATAAGTAGCTCTCGCCATTTCTTTATCAGAAACAATGAACTTAATCACTGTATCACCATCAATTTTTTGACGTTTATCATCAAGCTTAATAATGTTCTGGCTAGCTATAGTGCTACTATCCGGCGTTCCATAACCGGCAACTGAACTATATTTCACTTGATCCATAATCCGAGCTAATGAAGCTGTCGGACTTTCAGGAGCAACTTTAGCACGTTGCAAAATAGCTTTATCAATTAAGTGGTCAGCAGTCGACTTCTGTGGGTTTATTACGAACTCTGGACCATCTTCACCAACACCAATAACTTTTGGACTGTCAAATTCTCCACCGTTGCCGTACCAACCATGAGCAGCTCTAAATGACAAAGCGTTCTGTAGACTTCCATACCGTTCTTTAATGTAAGAATACATCCACTTCAATTGTGTTATAGGGTTAGTTCTCCAGTCACTACCTGCAGAAGCCATTTTGTTTCCTGGTAGTGATTGCGGAATACCATAAGCTCCAGAACTTGGATTGGTTGCATTAACGCGCCAGCCGGACTCTTGTTGGATAATGCTGTTTAAGCCATTAAACCAATTTTCAGGAATACCCGCTTGCTTTAGCCAATGCTTATGATCTCCAGTAGGTGCTGAATTTGGACCACCTGAACCAATTGAAACATTGAATAAACTGTTCAGCTTGTCAATGAACTTCCAGAATCCAGGAGCAATAGTTTTCTTGATCCACTTTTCAAGTCCACTATTTGCCTTGACGTTGTCACCAGACTTACCTAATGCATTGATACCAGGAATACGTCTATAAGACACAGGTCCTTCATGTACTGCTGAAATCTTGCCCATACCAATATTAGGGCTGGCGCTTGGACTTTGAGCAGAATAGTAATTATCTCCGCCGGCATAAATACCAACGTGATTTGCACCACCTGCACCAAAGAATACTAAGTCACCTGGTTGGGGATTATCTACGCTCTGTGTTGCAGCATATTGTGCACTTGATCCAGCCGGGAATGATTTATGAAAAGCATGTTCAACAGCATATTGAACTAATCCGGAACAGTCAAAAGCATCTGCACCTTTAGCACCCCATACATAAGGGTGGCCAGAACCATATTTTTGTGCAGCTGCTAATAAATCTGAATTAGCTGCGCCTCCATTGAACTGACCAGATACCATGTTCCACAACGTTTTCCAAAAACTTTGAACATTTTTATTGGCTTGATCGAATAAGCCACTAGCTAATGCTTTCATTGAGCGTTGCCCACTGTTAAAGCCTTTGAAGTTGAAGATACTCTCAACGTATTGAGTTGGATTTGAAATAATCTTCTTAGCTAAGTCAAAGTATTTCTTTAAATCATCAACTTTATCTTTTACCCAACTACCAATACCTCCAAAGAAACTACCTACTGAATTGGTTATATTGCCTAGCCAGCCAGTACCTTTCGCAAAGTGAGTAATGCCCATGCCTTGCATAATCATAGCGGTCTCAGACGCATTGAGTATCTCATCACCAGGCATCAACATAGTTGTAGTATTTCTGCCTTGGAAAACACCAAATTCGCCAGTAGCCGGTCTAAATAAAGCTTCTTTATTGCCAGTTTCAGGACTGTCAAAGCCATCATTAACCATTGCTAAAGTAGGTTCAGTGATTGCACGTCTAGGCCCATTAAATGCGCCAGTACCACTAGCGAATTTCTTAGGGATCTTCTTAATCGTGTCGCCTTTACCACCAAAAGCATAGATAACCGTGTTGATACCACTAATACCACCATTAACGATATCAATTAAGCCACCCATCGCGTCCTTGCCTAGTTTCTTCATCGCGTCCCACATATCGCCAAAGATATTCTGAACGCCTTTAGACAAGCTCTTCCAGCCAGCTTTAAAATTAGGACCAAAGTTATTTAACCAGTTCTGCATATCAGAACCAAAACGTGAGGTTCTGTCCTGCATTTTAGACCAGGCGGTACTTAGATTCTTTCTAGTGTCAGACCAGCTACGATTCCAGTTCTTGCTAAAGTTTTTATTGAAATTGTCATACCATTTATGGATATTGTTACCCCAATTGCTGGTATTTTGTTTCATGCGATCAAAAGAATCAATAAGAGCTTGCTTGTTGTTCTTCCAACCGTTATCCCACTTCTTTTTGAACTGCTTGTTGAACTTGTCGTACCACTTGTGAGTATTAGTGCCCCACTTGTTTATGTTGCTCTGCATATTGCTGAATGAGTCAGCAAGTGCTTTTTTATTATTCTTCCAAGCCTTGTCCCACTTCTTGCCAAAGTCTTTCATTCTGGACTGAGCATCTTTAAAGAGAGTGCCGAATAGATTACCTTTCTTAAAAGCCTTTACATATCTATTCTCACTTAGCCCTTTAATAAAGTTGCCCCAGTTCTTAGATACTTGCTTACCCCAGTTACCAATACCAGTCCACAAACCTTTAAAAAAGTTGTGACTGTTTTTAAGCATGCCATCAAAGCCTTTTTTGAGGTTCTGGCCTAGACTGTCGACCCACTTCTTAAACTTAGGATTGTTGTCATATAGCAACTTAATTGCGCCGGCAATTGGTGCAACCATCAGAAGTGTTAAGCCGGACCAGTTCTTCTTGATCCAGTCAATAGCTGCTTTCATCCCTTTAGAGATGTTTTTAGGTAAATCAGTAAAGAATTTAGATGTGTTTTTCTTGATTGAAGACCAGCCGTTAGAAAGATTCTTCCCTAAATCATCAACCCATTTTTTGAATTTAGGATTGTTGTCATAGAGAAGCTTTAGGCCACCGCCTATTGGATCAACAAGCATCCTAAGTAAAGTTGTCCAATTCTTTTTGACCCAATCAATTACTACTTTTAATCCATTTACAAACGACTTGTTAAAAGCTTGTACATTCCGCACCATGCCGTCAAAGGATTTATGTACGGTATCAGCTGCTTTATTAACCCATTCTCTAAAAGGTTTGATATGCTTGTATGCTTCGTAGAAAGCTAAACCAAGCGCTGCAATAACTGCTACGGTCATCATAAATGGATTAACCATAAAAGCTATTCTAAGTAAATCCCAGGCATCTTTAACACCTTTTATAGCTTTGCTCAGCGTTGGAAAAGTCTTAGCGGTAGCTTCAACTACACCTTTACCATTCTTTAAAGCGCTCATTGTTTTACCAAGACCGCCCGCTGTTTTTCCAATAGCTCCAATTCCAGAACTCATTGTCTTTAACACTTTATAAGTACCTTTGCCAGCAAGAACAGTGGTTACGAGTCCACCGAATACTTTACCCAGTCTTTCAATTACTGCTCTATGTTTGGCAACTCCACCTACAGCTTTACTAGTGTCATCCATATAAGGGAGCATTTCAGCTACTTTAGAGGTAACTTTGCCAATAGCGTTACTAATGTCTTGAAAGACGGTTACAATACCTTCAAAAGCGCCTTTGGCAAAGATACCAATAAATTCTCCAAACTCTTTAATAAGAGGTCGTAAGTAAACCATCACAGCGTTAATGGATTGGCTTAGACTTTGAAAGATCTTTGCTACTCCTGAAAAATCAAGGGAAGATCGTTGTTTTCCGATATTCCTAAAACCTTCAACAATACCACTGAGGAGGTTAGCAAATACGTTAAAAATATTGGCACTAATTACACCAACAAAACCAGCTATCGCTTGGAGTGCTGGAGTAACAGCCTTGCCAATATCTCTAAATGAATTACTTATGTCGCCTAAATGTGACCCTTGGAAAGCACCAGCTATATTAGCCCTGAAAGACATTGCAAAGGTTCCAACAACAGTCATCAAACCGTTCATAATCCCAGCAATCGACTTACCGAAGTTTTCAAAACTCTTTTCAGCACCACTAGAAGCAATCCAATTGCTCATCTTACCAAGCAATGGATTTTTAAGATCTTGGAATGGTTTGACAATAGCGCCAGCTAAAACAGGAATACGTGCATGAATAGTACGTTCCATACCGTCCATAGTTTGAGAGAAATTGTCTGTTGCATTCTTATACTTCTTACCCATCCCTATCAGGACAGTATTCATTGCATCAGCTGATATCTTACCGTTAGACATCATGTCACGAACTTGCGCGGTAGTTAACTTGCTGTTGTGAGTAACCTTACGCTCATATTCAACCAGTTCTTCCATGAACTTAGGGAATACATTCTGGATAGACATCATGTCTTGCGCGTTAGCCTTACCGTTACCAATCATTTGTGACCACTGCATAGCGAAGTTCTTTACAGCGTCATCGCTTTGTCCGAAAGCATCTTGCAAGGTAAGTACAGCTTTAGATAAATCTCTTGTCTTGCTGGACGAGTTAGTAACAGCATAAAATTTTTGGTTTAAATCATTAACCATCTCCACGCTGTTTTGTGCTGCAATAGCTAGGTCATTAGTCTCTTTTACTAGTTCCTTACCTTTGCCGGCTGAACCAGTTAAGGTTGTCCATTGAGCAAGCATATCTTGTTGCAATCTATTGTAGTGAGTGCCCTCGGTAATCAGTCCACCAATTGCGTTTTTAATAGTTCCTAAAGCGGTCTGAGCAGCATTAGCAGCAAAGTTACCAATGAAAGTACCTTTAATGATCTCATGTAGCTTAGAAAAATGCTTCCCTGCATTGTCAGCATTACGACTAGCACTGTCAGTAGCTTTCTTAGTGTTATCAGTACTATCAAGCTTACTGTTCTTTTTATCGGGTACTTTGTCAATCTCTTCCTTAGCTTGTCTTGCCTTTTCTACAGCATCCTTATTATCGGCTTTCTGTTCAGTCCTGGTTTCTTTTGGAACAGAATCAAGATCACGCTTAGTTTGATTAGTCTTTTCCTGAACATCTTTATTATCTAAGTCTGCTTTAATATCAACAGGCTTGCTAAGCTTTTCGTCAACGTCCTTGCTAGTTTCATCAGCCTTTTGCTTAACCTTATCAGTCGACTCTTCAAAGCTACTATCTAGCTCTTTACCTGCATCCCTACCAAGTGAATTTAAGATCTGATCTATTAACTGTGCATCGGTTTTAACCTTATCAACGGGGATGTCTATATCAATAGTTATCTTTCCATCAGCCATTTATTAACCTCCTTTCGCTGTGTTCATTAAGGAAGCAAAGGCAGATGATAAAGAACTATTGTTAAAGACATCTTCCTCGGTCTTAGGTTTCTTTAACTTCAAAGCGTAATACTGTTGAAGTTGCATTACTTTGCCTCGCTGTTCATCTGGTACATCGGTTAAATTCTTCTGTCTTAGTTCAATTATTCTTTGGATTGGTGTATCTTCACTCAGGCCATCAAAAAGAGCACGGAATACACACCAGTGCATTTTTCCGCGCTCTTTAAGTAGATCTATGTGATATTGCATCATAAAGGACGAGTAAATAGCGTCCGCGTCTTGCTCATATGAGTAAATATGCTGTGGTGCTATATTCATGCTCCAATCCTTTGAAGAGTCACCTTGATATGCTGATTTAGTAATAGTTTCATTAATTAACTTGAAGCTACTTTCTATAAAATCGGGATCTAAAGGTATTTCTTGGTCTCCAAAGAATAATTTAAGGGCTTCTAGTTCCTTGTTTTCACTATCATCTTCTACTAACTCTAAATACTTGATTACATTGTCAAAAGCTAAATTAATTTGATATGTTTCTCCGTCAAACTTGATAGCTGATAAAGGCGTATCAGTTAGACTTAACATAGTTCTAGCCCTTTACTGAGGTAGGAGTAGCTAAGTGCTTAAGTTTCTTGCGTTTCTTTTCCTTTACTTCAACCGACTTGTTCGCTTCATCATTTAAAGCATTCAAAACAGCACCTAAGGCATCAGTTGAGTAATTGTAATATTTGTAAAGACGTTTACCTTCTCCGCTGCCTAATAGCTTATCCAATGCTGAAATAGCTGAATTCTTAACAGAGTTAAAAGTATTCTCTACGTCTTTCTTTTGAAGAGCCATGTCTTTATCTTCCCAGCTTAGATCATCTAAAGCTTTAAGACCGTTCATGACTTCAACAGAAGACTTAGCTACAGTCTTTTGGAAATTATCATCAAACAAGATCTTATAAGTCTTGCCAGCCAGCTTAACATCTACCTTGTTATCTACTTTAATTCGCTTATCTAAATCAATAATTGACATTGACTAACCTCCTAATGTTATTTTTGTGTATCAGTATTAGCGTGCGTTCCTGTTGGAGAAACTGCTGGTGTATTAGCGTGCGTTCCTGTTGGAGAAACTGCTGGTGTATTATCGCTTACAGAGGCAGTAAACACGTGTGCTTGATCTGATTCAGTCATTGTTAACTTGCCTGTGGTTGTCTTTGGTGCTCCATTGAAAGCAATAGTAAGTGAAAAGTTTTGTTGTGCGTCTGCTGCACCACCAGTTGGAGTTACAGCGGTTAAAGTACATGCTGAAACTACTGGCATGCCGTTGTTAATCCATAACACACGAGTTTTAGCAGCTGATCCGATAGCATATTGCTTACCGTCAATGTAGTCTTGTGCAGGGTCGCCTAAGTAGCGAACACCTTTAACAGCTAATTGCATAGACTTACCAGTTACTTCGGTGTCATCATGCCCATCTCCATCGTAATAAGCTGTCTTTTGTGTTTTTTCTTGCCATGATGGTGTAATTTCGCTAATACCACGGGCTAACCAAGCCCATTTACCAGTTGTGATATCGGATAAATCGTTATCATTGTCTGTAATATCAATATATAGGCGGTTAGCAACGTTTAACGCTGCACCATCTGTAGGGATTTCCGTCCCTTTAATCTGAACTAAATTAGTAGCCATTCTCTAATCTCCTTATTTTGTGTAAACAAAAACAGCAACGTCTAATAAATACGTCACTGTTCCTTGCATATCCTGTTCTGTTTCACTAGGGGCGCTAGATACGTCAATCTTGTCGAAAACAAAATTGCTACTATCGCTCTCAATCGCTCCTGGCTGTAAATCATCTAAAAATAAACTGATCTTAAAAAGATCATCTTTAATCTCTCTAGCGCTCTTACCACGCTCTGTAATTGCATAGTTGTATACCCAGTACTCTCTACCACTAAAATCAGTTGAAAGCTTATGAGAGCCCTGCTCAGGAACTAAACCAATAGAATTATCTGGTGCTAGGTATGCAATTTTGATTGGAAATTCAGTTCCTTTGATAATTGATTGTGCTAGAGCTTCCTGTAGATCAAACTTAATGTCACTCATGCCATTTCACTCCGTTTATAAAAGCTTCTTTAACAAGAGCCATCTCTGAAAGATTGCCCTTAAGTCTTAAGTCCCAGCGTCTTGATGTTCCTGGCGTGGTGTAGTTATGAATTCTAAATGGACCACCATATTGATTGGTAATAAATCCATAAAACTGTGCCCTTGCATAAGGTGCAACATAGTAAATGCTAGAACCATCAGTTGCTACTTTGGCATGGTCACGTAAATCTCCACTTTTCTTAGGTACGTACTTCTCCATTGCTTGCTGTGCATCATTAGCCATAGCTAAACGGCCACGTCTTAACTGATCTTCACCGAATTTGTGGTTCATGATATTAAGATTAGCATGCACTTTAATACCCATGCTGTCACCTCAAATCATTGTTAGCTTATATTGATAAAGCTTATTACTAAACGGCTCATAGTCTTCATTAACATTGGTTAACGTGTATTCTTGCCCTTCATAGATAATCTTTGCTTTACTTGCAATATCTTGCTTAGATAGCGAAATAAACGGCTCTGATATACCTTGATAGAGCATTACTGTACCGTTAGCTACAATCTGACGATCATTGTTAGTCCCTGAGTAGATTGTTCTAAGATGTACCACACAGTTCCTTATCTCAACGCCATCGTCATATGTAGCTTCATTGTATAGATCATCTTCAACTTTACGTTTGATTATGATTGATTGGTTACACATTGATTTTGGCGGTTTTAGCATGATGAGATACCTCTATACAGTAATCCTGTGTAAAACAAATATTCTAAGGCTAGGTTATAAACGCCGTTAGTTGCTGAATCAGTTGGGCTAGTACCAGTTGAAACACTTGTACCATCAATAGATACGCTCTTGATGTCTTTCTGCGCCATCTCATAGGTACTAGAGGCTCCAATGTCACTCATATACTGAATTTGTAAAGCTAAAGCTTTTTTGAACCAATTAACTCGGTTAATGTCAGTATCTTCGTCAATAGAATGTAGTTCATAGTACATCCCTGTTAAAGGATTAATCATACTTTCAGCCGCTTTTTCTAACTTATCAAAATCAGCATCTGGAACAATACCAGTTAGCTTCTGAAACTCATCCTTATTAAGCAATGCCATTTAGAAGCCCCCTTGTTACTTATTAGCTATTTCTACTTGGTGCTGATGCTGCATTTTGTTGCTTTGAAGTATCAGCAGGTACAAACAACGGATCAATTTGAAACTTGTATTCAACTAAACGTACGTTTCTTACGTCCATATCTTTTGGCAAACTCCAGGCTTCTTTCTTCTTGAAGTCGTCTGGGGTTGGAAAGTTAGGTTTGTTAGGCACAAACGTAGGACTAATTGAAATGCCAGCCGGATGAATACAACCAACACGTTTTTGAACTACACTCTCACGTCCACCTTGCTTAAGTGGTTCATCTACAACTTGAGTACTGTTTAATAAAGTTGAATAACGTACGGCTCCCGTACCAAATAAATAGGCTACAGATGTTGAATTGCTACCAGATTTTTCTACAGGAATAGAGTCGTCAATTACTACTTGTTTTCCGTTATAAGTGTTAATTGGAGTTCCACCATTTGAAGGTTGAATAGTATCAATTAAGTTTTGTGCTTTCATCATTGCATAAGTTGCGGAGTTAACAGAAATACCAGTTAGCATATTCTCTGGTTGGTCTCCCATTAATCCAAGTGCTGCAATAAATCCTTTTGCACTAAATTCCGCATTTGTAGGTGACTTAGACGTTAAATCAAGGATTTTAGCATTAGCCACATCGTCAACTTGGAATGCACCTTCTAACACTGCTAAAAGCATTTGCTCATCACTAGTATTCCAAAAGTTGGCAAAACGACTAGCAATTTGTTCTTGAATAGGTGCACCTGAAAGCAATCTAGAGATTTCAGTTTCACCATAGGCTTTAGTTTGGTAGAACTTCATCCCAATTTGAGAGCCAGATGTTAGGTTTGATACGTTAATATCTTGCTCATCGGTCCAGTTATCGGGTGTTCCATCTAAGTCATTGATATATGGAATAGTAATCTTTGTCCCTGGTTGTGTTAGCTTATCTCCTAAATCTGAATCCGGAGTCAAGATACCGGAATTAACTAAGTTGTTAGTCTTGGTAGATAAGTTTTGTACCCAGTTACCAAAGACAGTAGGAATAATCATATCTGATAAATGTGTTTCTGCCATGTTTTACTACTTCTTTCTAAATAAATTTGCCCAGCCTTGTGGATCTTTCTTAAACATTTCTGTTTGTTGGTCAAGACTCATGTTAGCTGGATCTTTTGGTACTTCGGACGTGCCATTTCCTGAAACAACTACGTGAGTAGCCGGCTTTGGTTCTTCTTTTGGCTTGTCCTGTTTGAATAAAAAGCCGTAATCTTGTTTAGCAGCATCAACTTGTTCTTGAAAGCCAATTAAATTGCCATTCTCGTCAAGTGATACCTTATTAGTGTCAATAAAAGGTAGGACAGCCTTGTTTTCAAGTGCTCCAGCTTTACTGAGAGCCGTTGAAACAGCAAACTCCTTGCGCTGTCTGGCTAACTTACTGGACCATTCTTTGTCCTTTTCTTTATTAGCCTTTTCAAATTCAGCTACTTTAGCTTTAAGCTCTTCATTATCCTTTGCTTGACTACCCAAGGTCTTAATTTGCTTGTCTCGGCCTGAGATCTGTGACTTATAGCCGTCTACTTGATCGTTTAAGCTAGCTAGTTTACGGTCATAGTCATCACGTAAGGCATTTGTTTCCTTACCAGCTTGTGCCATAACGGCCTTGACCTGTTCAGCATTTAAGCCTTGTTTTTCTAAAAAATCACGTTCCATATTTAGTTCTCCTAACGTTTAATTTATACGAGGGACGACCTCGCTCAGAGCATAATAAAAAAGCAGTTTAGCGACATACTCAGGTCGATTTAATTAATCTGCTTTGACTATCTGTTCACGATCATATTGACGTGCTAAGAAGTCATTATCTTTTACAATCTTTCTTAATTTAGCTTGATAACCCCTTATTGATTGATTTAGCTTTCTAACGTTTTCAGGGTCTTCATCCCTCTCAGCAAGTTCTTTTTTGTATTTAAGGCGTCTAATACTACGTTCATAATATCTTTGCTGTTGCTGTATCTTTGCGTTTTTGACAGCTTGCTTAGGATCATAATGCTTTTGAAAGTTATGAGATACGCCTTTGATGTAAGGATAAAGAATGTGGCTACAGTTAATCTTTTCTGTAATCTTGTATTACTACAAGTGTCGGACTATATCATCTAAGGCTTTCGCCTCGCATTGCACTTCGACCGGTAGCTTGTCTTCCGGTCTACTCTACTCGATTTTTACTCTTTCGATAGTCTCTACACCTTTTTAATAAATTCCCAGCGATAACCGCCAGCACTTTTTCTATACTTTTTGTGTAAGCAAACTGCACTAATTTGTCTTGAATTTATGCCAGTTGCTCTTTCAGCTTCTCGCACACCATCAAAAGTGTTAATTAGTTTGCCATCTTTAGTATATTGACCAACTCTCTTTTTAAGAGAATCAGTGTATTTTTTTAATTGCTGGCTTTTCTTTGCTAAATATTTTGGATCTTTTAGCCTTTCTTTTTGAATTTGACTAGATAGCTTAGAATGTCTTTCTCTATATTCTTTGTTTTGCCAGTTTCTTTTATTCATTTGAGAAAATTGAACGCTTTTGGCTTTTGCCATATTTTCAGCGTTAGTAGGAGCGCCGTCTATTACGTTATACATTGGAATATTTCTTTTTCTGTAAAGTAATATCCATTTTTTCTCTAAAAAATCAAGATCTGAGATTTTGCATTCTTCTAAGATTTTTTTACTAAAATTTTGAATCCCATATTTAGCAATATCTTTATGTAAATTATAAGGTCTTTGATTTATTGCACTTTTTTTAAAGTGATCTATAAATCTTTGATGAATATCAGTTGACTGACCAATATATACTTTACCAGTTGCCTTATTAATAATTATATAAATTCCAATAGTTTTATTCATCGCTGAGAACCTCTTAAACTTGGCACGGGATTAACCTAAATTAGGCTTTCCCCGTTAGCTTTAACAATATTAATCTATATAACTATTATATCATTTATGTAGACAATTAATACCGTTAAAACACCCCTAAGCTAAGGGTTCACAATGTTTATACAGGGCATTAACGTCTACCCTGTGTTCCTGCTGGCTTACCATATCCATAGTCATAGATATTAGGATACGAAAGGTCAACTTTTGGATCGCTTTTAGGGACAATGCACACTACTTTGCCTTGAATTGGAGCACAAGCCGGTCTTGCTGCCGGATGACTAGACATAGTAGCAAGCACTGTGTCAAATTCCTTCATAGATTGCGCCCTAGCTTCGTTAAATACTCGGTGAGTAGTAGATGTAATGACAGTTCTTGTATACCCTTCTAGCGTCCACTCATGACCGCCTTTATCTGTTAGAGATGTAGGCAAGCCTTTGTCATACCATTGGAGGATATTGTCTTTTAATGCTCTATCTGCCGTCTTAGTTCCTGTAGAAACATCTAATACAGTTTTGTCGATAATGTTTTGATAGGTTTTTAAGGCGGTATTTTTATGAACATTAGTTGTTAATAAGGTTTGATTAACGTAATTGTTAACGTTTCTGAAAGTTTGATCAGCATAAGCGTTAATAATTGCTACTGTATCTTTGCTAACGTCCTTCATTGGTTGCTTTAAAGCGGTAGATAGTTCAGTGTTCATTCTTTTTGCTACTTTTAAGCCTTGATCTTGGATTAGATCATAAATAGCTTGCTTACTGTATCCAATATTTTTGGCAATGAAATCAATCACTTTGTCAGTTAAACCACCCATCTCAGCAAGAGCCTTTAAACGCCATTCTAAGACGCTTTTTTCATCAGCATTAATAAGCATCCCTTTGTGCTTTTTAAACGTGTCAATCAGCAAATAAAAGGTATGCTGCTGCAAGTAATCATAGTAATCAACTATCTTGCTTGCTTTCTTCATCATCTTGCTTAGTTGTGGATCCATCTACCTCACCTTTATCTTTTTGCTTTTGCATATCTGCTAAGGGATTAAACTGTTCAAAATCAGGCGCTGGTGTCGCTTTTTCCCTTTGCAGTTGTTCCACCCACTTAGCAGCTTCATCATCGCTTAAGTTATAGTTACGCTTGGTAAATTCTGTAATAGGCATTGCACCAGCATTAAGAGCTGATAAATCATTCTTGAACTGTGCATCTTGATCTACAAATATGCCGTCATTGAAGTCAGGCGTGATTACTAAGCTATCTAAGTCACCGGTCCATTTAGGCTGTTGATCGCTCCATAGTTCTGGTGTCTGTAGCAGTTCAGCAATTGCATAAACTAACTGGTCTATAGTATCTTCTACTTGCGTTAAGTAACTTGATCTAGTTTGATAAGTCATTGAATTGCTTGAAACAACACCGGTAGCTGTTTGAATACCAGTAGGCGTCGCTGTGAATGTACCTTCGCTTAGCCCAATTTCATTCTCAAACTCATGTAAGAAGTAGCTCATTGCTGCTTGATATTGATCTGTACGAATGTTAATAGTCAGATCCTTAAAGGCACTGCTGTCATCCATTCTCGCATTAACTGGCACAAATACATCATCGTCAGTGTCCCAGTACATTTGTTGACTTTCTGGGATAGGATTGCCGTTAATCTGAGTTTGACGTCTTACCCAACTTTGAGGGATGGTTACACGTCTTCGGCCGGTCTTAACATCCCAATAAAAGCCGTCCTGTGTCACGTTGATATCATCTAAGATACTCCGGCAATTATCACATAGTCCTAAACCTAGTGGGCTGGTAAAACTCTTATTGTTGTCACCAGGATTTCGATAAAAGGCAAACAGTGGCTTAGTTATATGCGTAAAAGTAGCTTGCTGTGGCAAGTCAGCATACTCTTCAATCGAAGTTAAAGGTACTTGAGTGCCTGTTTCACTTTCGTCAGTCGACTCATATAGCTCATTAGTAATTGTGTAAGGTGTGTATTCGTGGCCGTCCTCATCTGCTTGTTTATTGCCCCATTGATGGAACTCTAGCAGTGTGTAATAGTGTGGCTCATCGTTAACGGTCTTAACAATCTTACGAGCTAATGCAATCTCTTTAACTTCTGTAGTATTAGCATTCAATGGGTATACACCTAACGCGTCAGACCAGTTCAACTTGATCTTATCATCTTCAACATACGGTCTAATTGCACTTGATCCCAAAGCTATAGCACGCTGTAGATTAGTTTCAAAAGTTGTGTAGAATCTACTTTCACGAAAGATTTCATCAAGTTGTTTTTGTAAATCATTATCATTCACCTTAATGGAACACTGCTCATTGAAGATAATTGACGCTAGGCGTTTAGAAGCCTTTTGCGTCATATTGACGGTGTTCATCTTACGCTTTTTCTTATTGCCTAATACCCAGTAATCTACATCTACAGGCTTATCAGAATAATAGTCTTTAGCTCTTCGGATACGTGTATATTCTTCTGGCGGCACTGCAATTCTTGGATCATCTGTAATAGCTCCCAATGATTTAATCATCCCTAACTTAGCACCTCCTTTCCTGAATAAACTCTTAATGCTGGCCCATAGTCCCATATACTCACCACCTTATGCTGCTAGTCCGAGTAGTTGCTCATTATCCACAATAGCGTACTTAATAGCATCGCAAGAGTGGTCGTCTTCCTTAATAACGCGTGGATTATCGCTATTAACTGTAGCTGGATCCCATTGATATTTTTGGTGTTCTTGCAAAAAGATATCATTGCCTGGTGTTTTCAAAACATATAGACGCCCCTGTGCTAAAAGATCCTCAACGCGGTCAATCATTGCTGCCTCACTCAACTTATGCACCTTAGACCACTGTGTGTTGTACATTTGCCAATATTGTGTATAGATACCACCATCAGCAGAGTCGATTGTTTGATTATAAGGTAGAACACCGTATTTATTGGTTATCTCATTGATAAAGTCATGTACCCGCTCAGCCTGTTCAGATGCCGATAGCTTACGAGCGTACTTAGTTGGATCATAGTAAAAGGTATCTAATACATAAACGTTGTATTTGTTAGTTAAAGCACACGCTACACAAGCAGTAGCAGATACCATAAATCCAGTATCCATGCCGTAAAAGATCTCAGTGATATATTCATCATCTGGTATCTTATCCACAACTTTAAATAGATCCATATTGTAGACATTGGTACCAAGTCCAACGGCTTCACCAAGGTATAACCAGCGGTAATAGTCCGGATCATTACGCTTATATGTCTCAATCAGGTCTAATTGTTGCTTAGTGGTAAAGCCTAGCTTGTCATCTAAGTAGGTGCTTGTGTCTATGAAGTAATCAGGATCAGTTTGACGCTGTGTAATCCATTCATTCACCCATGCGTAAGGATTGCGCGGTGGATTGTATGAGATATAAACCTTTACCTGTTCTGCGAAATCAGGTTTCTGTCTGATAAAGGTAGGTACAGACTGATCGAATACATCAACACTCTTCAAGTTAGCAAACTCTTCAAACCAAACTGCTATTACATTACCCACAATGTTAGATTTAAGTTTCATCGGATCATTAGCACCATAGAAGTAGAATGTTGATCCCGTTCTTATATGAGTAATTGTTAAAGGCGATACACGAGTTCTGAACTCACTCTCAACGTGCAGTTTATTCATAGCCCATAAGATCTGGTTATAAACACTGTCACGTAAATAGCGTTGGTTTTCACGTACACAAATGATGTTTACTGTTTTGCCTTGCGCAATGTACTTCATCATTGTAGTAACAAGTTTAAAACTGATTACTGACGACTTAAAAGAACCACGGCCACCCTTATAAACTTGATAAGGCTTATTACTATTCCATGCGGTATAAAAGTGAGGATTAATCTCTTGGCTTAGTTTCACTATTGCCATTGCTATCAATCTCCCTTATATCATCTACAATGATTGTCTTATTGCTTGGATCATCATTTTCTTCAAGCGCCTTAAGCTGTGCTTCACTAAGTTGTGCCTCTGCAAGTGTCTTACGGGCATTAGCTTCATTAAGTTTCTGGAATGTTTGGTCACGGTAAATGTCCGGACGCCGATTTTTAAGCCAAAAAATAATAGCAGAAGCGTTTGGATCCACTTCTGTTACTGTCTTGCTTATAGGTATCTTTTCATAAACATCAACATTCTCTGCTGTTGCAATTGCTATCTCTTCCCGTGTAGCTTGTGGATGATCTAGTTTATAAATGTTGGCAAACTTAGTACGTTCAGCTTTAAGATTAAACTCATCTTTTTTGACCATCTTATACTGTGTAGTGGTAAGAGTGTGTTTTTTCATGACTGAAATGAAAGAGTCTTCAATTTCAGCATCAACTATTTCTTTACCTTTTTTCAGGGCGTCACTCATGTCACTATATGTACTTAACCATCTTTGAAAGGTTTGACGTTTAACACCAATCTTCTTTGCTATCTGTTCGTTAGTTAAGCCATCTCTAGCCCATGATCTAAGCTTGGTAAGATTATCAGGCTCTAGCCATTTCTTGTATTCGGCATGTGCCATCTAATCCACCTCATCACTTTAACCACCTTTACTACCAAACGAACTTCTTTTAACCTTAACGCCACTTCTTCTTAAAGCTATCTTTACTGATCTAACACTTCGCTTTGCGCTAGTTAATGCTTTGGCTAATCTATTACCATTAGCTCTCATACTCTGACCACCAGTAACACGATTAGCCATTCTTGTAATTCTACGGTCACCACTTCCAGTAGTCCGTAATCTTCTTTGAACAACTCTATTTTGATTCCTATAAGACGTGGTACGACTTGCACTAAATAAATCTAACTGTTTAGCCATTTAATCACCTCCATATTTCACAAACTAAGAATGCTATATTGTCGGGCTTGAATGAACTTTACTCATCGTGGCCAAACTAATTTTCTTCACAAAGATTTTCTAATTTAATTCCAGCATCATTACATAAATCAAAGAAATTATCAGATTTAGAAATTACATTCCCATCTTTACTAATTAATTCAATATCATTGCCGTATGCCTAATAAGCAACGAAATATTCATAACCTGTAGTTTTGTCTTATACCACTTGCCAAAATCTAACATTATTGAAAATACCTCTTTAATTGCTCAAACGTGATGTATTCCTCATTAGCTGGAATATTGGCCTTTTTATAAAACTCTTCCTTAGCTTCATTACTTGGAAAGATAACCTTGGTATAGAAGTTAATAACGGTTGAGTCATTATCTTTCTTTCTGAACTCGCTCTTAGTTTTATTAAATTCAGCAAGATTAGCCATCTTATCCTTTTCATCTTCAACTTCTTCATCGTAAGGCGTTGATGTCTTTGATGGTTCATCACTATTGGATAAACTCCCATCAAAATCAACATCCCCGTCAAACATAAAGTCGATATCAGACTTGTTAAAGCCCATATCCTCAAAAGAGACATCTTGCGAAAGATTAAATAGCTCGTCCAAATCCCAGTCACCTTGCATACTTGGATTATTAAGCTGTACATTTAATTTCTTTTCTGTCTTTTCATCAACATCAATGATTGCTACTGGAACATCATAATCTTTCTTATGATAAATCTTATCTGCTGCTGTTAGCCGTTGATGACCGCCTACAAGGACGCCTGTACGCTTATTCCAAACTAGTGGCTCTATTAATCCATTCTCTCGAATTGCTTTAACGAGCTTTTTTTGGTTACTTTCATCAATAATACGTGGATTATAATCAGCAAACTTGATCTGACTGCGCTTAACTGTTCCATATTCAAATTGCTGCAATGGTTTAGACATAATTAACCTCCTCGACTGCCTGTAGAACCTTTATGAAAAGTAGGCCATAATCCTCTACCAGAAGCTGTTCCTATTCTTTTACCAGTTTTCCAATCTACGCCATGCTTAGCTAACACGCGTCTTGCTGCTTGTACAGCTCTGTTTTCAGATAAGCCGTGTGCAGTCTTCCATGCCTTTTCAGCATTGCTTGGTGGTCGTACCTTTCCACTAGATACTAATCTTTGATACTCACGTTTAGATTGGTTTCGTTTAGCTTGGTAGCTGTCTATAGCCTTTTTGTTCTCACGATGGAATTTATCCTCGCCTCTAGTAGATCTAAGCTGTCTAACAGAACGCAAACGGTCATCCATAACTCCACTTAATGAACTTCCAACGCCTTTACGATTAAGGTATTCTTGCTCGGACATTACTTTTTTACGCACCATTTTTAGCCTCCAGAGTGACCAGAAGAACTTCTTCCACATCTACCATTTCTGCTTTTATAATCTCTCATAGCTAGCTTGATCTTGTTCATTGCTTTAGCACTGATATTCATCTTGCTATTCTTTAAATCTGACTGATATTCATCTTGCTATTCTTTAAATCTGACAGTTTTTTAAACTTAAGGCTGCCACTCTTGTAATTCTTGCTACCGCCTACCTGCATTGTTGGTTCAGAAAGAATATTATCTCTTAAATCTCCACTAAGCCGGCCAAGTTTCCAGCCACTTTTCTGTTTAGTTATTGTGTAGACGCTTTTTGTACCCATTGAAGTAAAATTGTTTGGATGTGGGTCAGTTGCTGAAAAAGTATAAATAGTATGACCATGACCGGTGTGAGCCATCACTTTGCCGCTGCTTTTACCTCGCATCATTCTATTAACTCTGTCGTATGCTGATCCTGAGAATTCATTCTCATCCTTTGACGCTTTAATAGTCCCAACAAGTGACTTGCTTTTTCTTCTTCCGGCCATCAATTTTCTCCTTTCCAGTCAAAGCAAAATAATTCGTTTAGCCACTCATACTACCTGTAGAAGCCCTCTTCAAATAAGAATATTCACTTGAAGTTACTCCAACACTATTTCTCACCTCTCTTATAAGCTTCATATTGCAGCACGCCGGCCTGTGCTTCTGGAAAAAACTTAAGTATCCTCTGATAATCATCTGGGTAAATATGCTTAATTGCTGATAGCTCTTTGCCGGCTAACGAATGGAAACTAAAACCTAACTTGCGGTTAAACTCTGGATATAGCAGATTATTAACTTGCATATATCTCTTAATTTCCGCATCTCGCCAGTACATAACTGGGTAGAATCGGCCACGTTCAACGTCAATAGAGCCTGAATGCTTTAACATTGCTCTACGTACCACAGAATCGTTTATCTTTTCTCCACCGGCTATCCATTGAATGCCTGTTTCTTGTCTAATAGCTTCATAAATAGCTCTGATCTTAACTCTAGGCACTGAGTAATCAGCATCCCTGAAAGAACCATATCTATAAAAGTCAGCATTCTCAAAGTGTGGTACTCGGATAATATCTACATCGTAGTGACGCTCATATTTTGCTAACGCTTCTTCTTGAAACTTAAGACCAGGAACTAAATACATGAAAAATGGTTGTACTGTCTTAAAGTACTTCTTGCACAGATCAAGTGTTACTATGCTATCTTTGCCCATAGAAAAAGACACAAGCACTTTATCGGTTATCTGTGCCTGTGTCTTAATTGCATCTAGTAAACTCATAAGATATCCTTTGCAAAATAAAAAGCGCTCTAGTAGCGCTTAATGTACGATATGAAACTTTTTAAACTTGCTGAACTGTGGTTCAACATCTCTTTTTACTTTTCGTTTTGGAATATAAAGTAACGGTTTAATCGTGCGATTATACCAATCTTCAAATTCAGGATCATTGTGATCTACTTTAACAAATGGAGCTGGCTTAATTAGCTTGTCATCAACGTTATATAGTTTTAGCTGGCCTTTTACCTTGATTGGTTCAATTAAATAGCTACCGCCCTTTTTAAATGGCTCTATATGCCAGTAATAAAGTTGATCCTCTTCATTCCATTCAATATCCTTAATCATTGCTACGCAAATAGCATGACCATAGATTGAATTAGGATACTTCCTTGCTGACGCACATAGTAACAATGGGCCTCTGTAGTTAGTAGTCCATGTTCTATACTCTATAGTCTTAGATCCATTAATAATATCCATGATGTAATTACCATGAATTGATAATGCCTTCATGCTTAATCCTCCGATATATCTCTGTCATATGGTAACTGATGGGATCGAACCACCGCTAACTTGGTACTTCACACCGATGCTCTACCAACTGAGCTAAGCTACCAGAATGCTCTGTTTAAAGGCACAGAACTAAGCCCTCTGCTGTAAAATCAATGACTAACTTATTTTTGTGAATAAAATTATCATTTATAACGACTTACTTTACCAATAGTATGACAAGGTAAAGATTTAATTTTAACGTCCGTTTTCCGCCGGACAATGAGCAGTGTGGGAATCGACCCCACTTCATATTGTGAAAGAAAATTCCTGCTTTCTTTCTAAGATTCCAATTGTGTCGTACTGCCCACGGCTATCGCGCAGTCCACTGAACGATTAGCCAACTCTTAACTACAATACGCTCGCCCGAACCGTGGGGTCATCGCATATTTAATCCTAGGTCGTAGCGTGGCCTAGGTAAGCAACAAGTAGGAATCGAACCTAAATGCTGCTGCACACCAATCATGAGACTATTTGACAGAGATAAACAAATAATGGTTGATGTACTAAGAGATCTATTCAAGATCTAAAATTGTAATACTAAAAATTCTTGGAGGATTTCTAGGATCTTCCTTGTTTGAAAGGGTGTCTTTGTCGAAACTTTTTATTTTTTCGACAATAACAATTTACCATGGTTTCAATCCGATTAGTGTCCGGAAACTGTCCGATGATCGTCCGATTTACTTTTTTCCGGTTCTGGTTCAATCTCAATGACTAAATCAGGTATATCGAAACACCCATTTTTTACCTTCTTAGAATTAAGCAACTCAGCAAACTCACATAAGGCGTCTCTGCGCTTTAAATAATACTGGCTGTTAGAATACCCTACCATTGGCTGTATCTTCCAATCAGGAAGCTTTTTAACAAATTTATTGAGAAGTATTTGCTGATATGGATATGTAGGACTCTTTTGGCATAGCAATATAGTTTGATAAACGGTTGCTGCTTTAAGCTCGTTCTTTTCTACTTTCTTCCAAGCATGGTCTAGCTTTTTCTCTTGTGAATTGGTAGCACTATGACTAGCTGGCATCCCTGTAAATGGTTGGCCGGCTAAATCATCTAAGCTAAGAGCTGCACCTCTTACATACTCTGGAAACGTGTACTTAAGAAAGCCTATAGCCCGTCCGGCAGTCTTTTCCATGTTCATACTTAGTCCTAAATCAATGTTTTTGTGTTCCACGTTTCCAACTCCAAACTAGCCTTCTAAGCCGTAATCTCTATAATGCTTTGCTTCCACACCATGTAAATATCCTTCACGATATGCTGCTTCTTTCAACTTCCACAAGTCTTTAACTGTAAGGGATGCAGTATCAAACTTATGTATAAGTTTTAAATCCTTATATGGTTCATCATGCGCTAAGTGATAGCGCCGGTAATCGTTAGACATTGTCATCATCCTTTACAATCAGTTTTTCAGGAACATCTAGACTAACCTTTCCACTTAAAGCATCAAATGCGCTGTCTAATGCCCAATCGAATTTTTCTTTATCATAAATTTTAATCTTCTTCATTTACAAACCTCTATCTCTTTCTACCGTTACTTCTACTCGTGGATACTCTGAATATCTTTTCTTAACTAAAAGAGAGGTTACTTGCTTGTCGTCGTGATAGACACCTCTCATAACCTCAACCATTTTATGAAGTTGCTTATTTCGTCTCATCTTTGGGTTCATGCCGTCCATGATGATCTTACCCACATTATCTGCATCAGGTTTCTTAGTAGGAAGTCCTTGGTTAGCCAAACATAAAGCCTTACGCTTCTTGCTTAAACTCTTTGGGACTTCAAAATATGCCATGATCTTAACGTCTAACGGCTCATCTTTATCAAAGATGCCTTTGAAGCTGTTAATCGCTGTATACCTAACTAAATCCTCATATCGTGACGTCTTGGCTGGCGTGTAAGTTACCGTTCTAGTAACTCTCGGTCTTGCCTTACCAATCGGCACTCCTTCAATTGTAAAGTTAACTCTCATATATCACTTAGGCTCCGAAAATTTTAATAAGCCCATCAACTTCGCTCGTGTCCTCATCATCTTCAAACGAAATTATTAAACTTAATCCAATATCTTTTTGAAATTTACGTAAATCATCAAGGCTCATAAGTTCTATTCGGTACTCAAGCTCACGTGAGTTCTTATTAATTTCAATCACTTTAAAATCACGTCTTTTTAAGATATTCAACCAGTATTCATTTAATTTTTCTGGCATATCAAAAGGTAATTCCTCTTCTAATCTAAAAATCATATTTACATTGCTCCTACCACCAAAATCACTATAGCTAGCAGAATTAAGAATGCTGCTGCAAAAATCCAATCTGACATGCTACTTATCCTCATACATAACTAATGCAAAATAATCAGGATAATCATTAATTTTGAACTTGATGTCTATCACCTGTTTGTCTGCTATAAACTCATTAACCAATTTTTCTAAGCTTTGAGGATCGCACTCAACAAGTATTTTAATTTTCATAGTTTCCTCCCGCATTTAGGACAGTATTCAATTTCTACCTCATCAATGTCAAAGCTATAGAATTCGTTGTCAGTATGAAGACTTACAAGAGTTACTTGATCTCGGTTTCTCCTTCTCAAATAGTTAAACCAGTAGCCATCTTCCCAATCAACCGACATCATCTGGTCCTCTGACAAACGCTTTTCACTGTTTATTTCCATTCCAATTTGATCTTCGCCTTGAAAATCGCAATAAGGACATTTTGCTTGGCTTCTAGTCATCAACTAACCTCCGTCCACACATTGGGCAATACTTAATCTTAATTTTATCTGCAAGTGCTCCACTTTCATCGTCAACATCTATACAGAGTTCTCTACTCAATACATATATTGCTGCGTTAAATAAACTATCTTGTGATTCGTAGTTATATAGATACTTCTGGGGCACTTTTTCCTCTCGCTCTCCTGCCGATCCTGTATAGCAAATATCTGTGTGACAATATGGGCATTGTTGCTGTTTTTTAGTCATTCCATATCCTCCTTCACAATTTCGTCAACGTCATCAGTTAGAGTGGTTAATTCGGTAAACGATACTTTTGCTAACTTAGCTAAAATGTGATTAACGAAAAAGCTAAAATGTTCGCTGTCATCTAAGAACGGTGTTGACGTTATTTCTAAGCAAGAATCTAGTTTCTTCAACATTAATTTCTGTTGTTTATTCAATTTCATGTTTAGTTCTCCAATCTGTAAAAAATATAAATTAAATATCTTTTAGAATAATCATCGCAAGGTTTAACCTTATAGCCATCTATTTCTTTTGGCAAAGGTTCATTAGGCTTAATTTGATGCACCATATTAAGCAATTGCTTCTGGCTGAGTTTAATCTTAGGATCATAGCCTTCTACAAAGGCAACTGCACTGCAAAGCATCATTCAATCACCAGCTTTGCGTTTACTTTGTGCCACCGAGTTTGAAAATCCTTCTGTAAATCTTGAGGCTTGTCATACTTATCGACAAATAAGTAATTAGTTGTAATATTTATCATGCGATAGTTACATATGGCATCTTGAATTATCACTCCTATATCACCACTTATACTCTTAACCACGTCTCCTAATTGCCATTGTTCTTCTTGCTTATATATAATTTTCATCTTTATCTCCTAAAGCAAACTTAATTCTGTGCGTTGTAACATGTTTTTCTTCGCCTTTTCGCACATCTCTCTTTCAACTTCAAAACCATATGCGTTTCTTTTCAACTCAGCAGCTGCTCTTAGTGTTGAACCACTTCCTGCTGTCGGATCAATCACTACATCGCCCGAATCAGTAAATAAGTTAATTAGGCGTTTTAAAACTGGAATAGGCTTTTGAGTCGGGTGGATTTTAGGATAACTAAAGTCTACTTTCCAATTCATGTGATCAAGTACCATCTGACCATCGTTATTGAACTTTGGAAGCTTATCTCGATAAAAGACTGCTGCAAA